GTTACCGCATACGCAGTATGTAGGCTCTAATTCTACCGTGTCTGCTTGGAAATCTGTGTAACCTGCTTTAACGAGCAGTTGAATCAAGTCACCAAACCGCATAAAAGCAAGGTATTCCTCCGCCGAATCACCTTGACCATTACAACGGCTCACCACGGCTGAGAGCTCTTTGCCCCCTGACCTCTTGGTGACTTGACGCAACCACTCTAAGGGCTTGAAGTCGGCTCGCGCCTTTACCTCAATGTCGAACGGGACATTGAAGATATCCTTGCCTGGCCCTCTTCCCACACTGGCATGTGGCCAATATGGCTGCAATGCTTCAGCCACATTTCGCTCAGTGCGGTAAGCTCTATGAACTCGCTGTCTACTCACTTAGTGCATGCCTGACATATCAAAGTATCGTCAAAGACTGAGGTAACTCTCCCGCAGCCCTGACATTCATCGTTAATCAAATTGAACTTGCTCCTTGTATCAGCTGTATATGGATAGATGCATCGTTTGCATAATACGATCACTGCACCATCTGAACGATTGAACTCGTCAACATGGGTTAACGAATCGCAGAGATAGCAATTGTCAACGCCACCGAAACCAGCAAACTCATAGTTATATTTATCAGAAAGTCCCATGTCACCACTTCTTTTCCTGAGGCTTCCATTGCCCATTAGCGCCAATCTCGTACCAGATTACGGTATCGCAACCAGCACCAGTTGACTTGCTCCAGATTGAGCACTTGAAATGTCCCCACTGCTTACCAGTCTTGCCAGTGCCAGTCTTCCATGCCATGTCCTTACCACACTTGCATCGAGGAATGTCCTTGGATGTTGTCGCTCCCAGTTCTTGCTTGAGAAGCTCGACAGCGCCTTCCATCGTCTGCACAGGTGTGCCTTCCTTGATAGTCCATAGATCATCATCTGCATTTGGTACTGGAACATACTCGCCTGCTGTCTTTGACATCTTCGCCTTGACTGCTGCAATCTCATCAGCAACCTTGGTCTTCTCAGCAACCTTCGCCATCTCTTCCCGACTTGGTCGCTTGCCCTTAGTTGCATATCCAGCGTTGGCTAATGCACGACCCAAAGCTGAGGTCTCGCAGTTTTCTAGTGCTGAAGTAGCGTTGACTCCACGACCTGCGATAGTTTCTTCAGCAAGACCAGTGCTCCAAGGAAAAGTATCAGCATAATCCCGATAAACCGCAGCCCAAACAATAAAACGGCTAGGACTGTGTTCCAAGAGTCTCGTCTCGATGCGTCCATTTGCATGGTCCTTCCAGAACTTGACCAGTCGCTCTTCGACTGTCTCGTACTCTTCAAGGTTGAACGCCATTATTTCTCACTCAACACTTTCAACTTCCAGCCAGAGGATTTAAGCTCTCTGAGAATCTGCTCATTCTGGTAAATGATTACTTCCAAGAAAGCATCACGATCCATTGCCGCCTGCTTCAAATCTTCCAATTCATCAAACTTAAACATAAAGCTCATTCTCCTCTGTTCTTAATTGTCCTGATATAGCAAAGTAGGCTGCTCCGTCGATGAAATTATCGACCTTACTTCCTTCCATTGTCCTTGCGACTTTGACCAGTGCCAAACACATTGCAACTTGGTAATCTTCAATAGGCATTTCGAGGTATGCAGACCAAAGTCGTGCGGTTCGTTGCATATTGTCTGACGGGTGACCGTAATCGAGACCACGCTCTCCGATGATAGCTCTTGCTTCAGTAAGGAAGTCACTGGCATTCATCGCTTTTCCTTGTAGAGTTCGGCACGAGCTGAAATGTTGCCTTCTTCGATGCCGTCTTTGCGACCTGCCCAATAACCAACTGCCATAGCGATTATAATCGCCAGAACATAATTTGTAAAACTCATGTTGCCCTTTCCGTAACCATATCTTGATTACAGGAGGGACTTTACACGACCTTTAGGACAGGGCAGATATATTTAGGTAACGGTTTCATAACGATTGTGGAGACATCTTCGTCCTCAAGATAGGGCGCTGCCATGCCACTACCTTGGTCTGCCATAGACCTTGCCCTCAACTATGAATGTTCCGTCCTTTTCCAAGTAAATGAGGTCAACATGGACATTCTTGCCATGGACATACATGATCGCAAACGCCTGCTGCCAATTAGCTGTTCCCTTGGTGTATGCGGCCTGCTTGAAGTCCATAAGATTACCAACCTCAACACCATGCAAAACACGCCCTAAACGGCCTCCGGAGGCCTCTGTGAACGATGACCTGCCCGCTCTGTGCGTGTGACCCGAGATTATATTTTTACCGTGCCTACGGGCCGCTTCGAGGGCTGAGAGACCCCCCTGTGGCTTGATTGGGGTATGGTCGCCATGGACTGCTATCCAGTTGGGTGCAAGGGTGAGGGGGTTCTTGTGGAAAGTAATGCCTAGTTCATCGAACTTCATAAACTTCTCAAAGCGCAGCTCTGGCAGAGATAAAAAAGACGGAATCTTGCGCATTATTACATTATAAAGACGGTCCGTATGGTTGGAACGGATACAGTCTGTCACGCCCAATTCCCAAAGCAGGTCAACGCAACGATCTCTGTCGTCACCTAGACTCTGGCTATATTCCTCGGGAGTCCCTGAGCTCCATTTTGAGATGGTATTGAAATCAATCTCATCACCAATGGTGACTGTTTGGTCTGGCTTAAACTTCTGTAGAAATCGTGCGATGTTCTGAGTCGCATGTACATCTTCAAACGGTACTTGCAGGTCGCTCAGGATTACGATCTTCTTCATTTAGTCCTCGTCATCGTCCTCGTATGGCTGCGAGCCGAGTTTCTCTGGGGATTGGGGCAGTATCCAATCTGGATATGCTGATGGTTCAACGATAATTCCTAAAGCTAGGTCAACGCTAAACCCTGCTTTACGCAAGGATTTATAGAACTCATTTAGCCCAATGCAGTAGCTATCGAGTGCTGAATAGTCCTGTAGGTCTATCGCCTTCTTACGCGCCATAGCTTTATTTTCCCTTAAGTAGAACCTCTAACATTGCTTCGACACGCACTAGACGGTCGTTCATTGACGATCCGCTATTCGGCTTCAGTTCCGCTAAATAGTGAAGAACTATAAATCTCAGGAGTGCAGCAGTTCCAGTCAGTACCGTCGCGCAGATGGCTACAATCGCAGCCCAATCTTGTGGACTCATTTCTTGTCGACGACATCGACTGCCGCTTCCACTGAGTCAACGAGAATATCGGCTACTGACTTATGAGCTCGATAAGACTTGATAGCCTGACGAATTACAGGGATAGCAATAATGCCAAGACCTGCGAGAATGAACTGGTTCAATTGGTTCCTCCTAGTAGCGGGATATTAAAGAATGTAGAATCTTCGTCGCCCTTTGGAGTGAAGCTGATATGGCAGTGATGGTTGTGCTTATTAGCCCCATCGTAAGGACGCCAAGCCCAAGATTTCTTAGATGAGGCAATTCGTCCATCGAATATGACATAGGCAATTCGCTTGTCTCCTGACTTTGCATAGAGACGAATCTGGTCAGCAATATCGGGCATGAGGTCGGGCTTTGCAGTACCAGAGACATCTCTGTCGACATCGATGGCACGAACTGTGCCAGTCTTTGGGTCAGGATTATGGTCGCTAACACGCATTGCATGTTTTGCATCACCGAGCCATCCATCCGAGCGGCGGTCACGGTCTGGGAAGGTGTCATCAAACTGCTCCCTTAACTGTTGTCCCGCTTTGCAAAGTATCGGCTTAGGCAAGGAGAAGTTCCGCTTCCTCCGCAGTGATGCCTAGGCGAGCAAGGAGTCCAGCCTTAGCCTCAGCTTTGAGTGCTGCAGCTGTTGCTTCTTCTGCCTTCGCTGCCTCGTAAGCAATACGATCATCTTCGCGCTGCTGAATTTCTTCAGCGGTGAGCTCTACTTCTGCTACTTCGCCTGTCTCGCAGTTAACGATTACCTTTGTGTCTGCCATGGTTGCTCCTTATGAGTTCTTGATGCCGTAGAGGGTTGCTGATGAATACTGCTTTAATGTACCTGAGTTAGGGCTCAATGAAATGCTGTTAATTGCTGTACTTACAGACCAAAGACCAGCCGTCAAAGTAGCCTGAGCAGTTGTTCCGTTGTTTTCACCAACGCTATCAACAGAATAAGATTTGTAGTTCGAACCTGAGTAGTTTGGAATATACATTGACAAACTTGAAAATGTAGAAGCTGTGGCGCTGTCTCCCACAATTTCACCTACGAAATTTGATGGTGTTGTGAATGAGCCAGGAGTGCCAGAACCCGATCCATAAAGACCACGAATGGAAAAGTTGGCTGTTGAACCATTGAAGGCTGCAGTGCAATAACCTGTAGTTGCTGCTGCTGAATACCGACCTGACAGCACTAATTGAATATCAGTATAAGTGCTAGGGATAGAAGTAAAGTCAATAGAAGAAGCTCCACCAACACCAACAGTGACGGTTGCTATCTTTTCGTATGTGGTAGCCATTATGCCGCCTTAATTCCGTAGAGAGTAAAGGTA